TCTGGGTGTCCCTCAGGGGCGTTACTGTACTTCCAGTAGTTGTGGGCTCGGTCAATGTACCAATAGTCGAACAGACCAAACTCTCCAGACTTGAAGATATAGGAGTGCTCTGGGTCAACTAGGTCAGGTAAAATGCCCTTATTCATAGTAGAGCCTAGGCCGGTTCCGTATTTATCCATTTCCTTAGAAGCCTCTGCGTGAGAGATACTGGGACCCGATTCAATCAAGATTCGGTCCATCATTAGTTCGTGAATGTGGTCCTGTCCCTTTGGTATGGGAGGACCTGAAAGAGCGCCACGGACCTCATGCCTGTGGTCCGCACCCTCTGCAACGGACGATGCCACCTGTGGCCCTGTTCTCAGAGTCCAGCGGTGTGCATGTCCTTTATGTTCTTTATATTCTTTAGGTCTTTCCATAGTATTCTATTACCGATCCAAATCGGTTCCCCTTATTGCGCTTGGAACAAGTCTTCATTTACCTTATACTCGTTTAGGTTAGCGTTGTTCAGCTCTTTTAAGAGGATACCTATCTCCTCTAATCTGTCAATCATAGCGGGCGTAAAGCCCATAGTCTGTAGTTGCAGCCTAGTCTTAGGTCCTGCCTTCTGAAGGCCCTTAAGGACTATCAGGTCTGTCACATGCAAATGTTCTTTGGTTAGTTTCATTCCCCACCAAGAACACGCATAATAACAGCAATGGCAACCGGCACAAACCCGCCCATCAAGCCCCATAGACCGGACTTTACTTTGAGCATACCAAGCTCAACCTTCACAGAGTTAAGCTCCTTACTGAACTCCGAAAGAGAAACAGTATGTGCCTTTAGTTCGTGAAGAACTAAACGCTGGTATTCTTGCCAACCGTTACCACCTTTCAACTGGTCTGCCATTACGATATCTCTCTGAATACGGCGTAGATAAAGCCTTCCTCATCTGCAGGACAGGAGGATACGGAAAGAAGCTTCTTGCTTCCATCCTTACACTTATACTCACCAAGAACTCTTCGCACTGCCTTGCCTGTAGCTAATGCCCTTGTAACTTCTTCGTAGAATACGTTGTTTTTATCTTCAACTAAGAACTCTCTCCAAGGACGACTAATAAGCTCGTCCTGCGTGTAACCCAACGTCTCGCTCATAGCGGGGTTGGCGTATACAAAATGGGAATCTTTCTTGTCCACATTCTTGATTATTGCCAAACCATCTAATGTCTTCTCTGCAAATGCCTCAAGCTGAGAGAAGGCGGTAAGGCTGTTCTCAATGAGCTTCTCTAGGTTGTGTAGCGCCTCTGTACGCTTCTTAACCTTGCATGTTGCTTTGTCCAGGCTGTGCTCCATCATCTTCACTTTGTGAAATGACCACAACCAACCGGCAATGGCTCCTGACGCGGAGCATACTAAGACTATTTCAAATGGCTGCATCATCTTCACCTAAGTAATCTAGGAGGTACCCCGCAACCTCGGCCCTCAACAGGTCTGGGTCTTCTTCTTGGACCGCATATCCAGGCCAAATCTTACTGATTAAGTCAACAACAATCGTAGGGTCGAGAACTGGGAGGAGACCCAGAAGCTTCCGGATTCCTTCCTCAGTATTCAGGTCAAAATCATAGAGGGACTTAATCAAGTCACCCACGTCGATACCCTTTGATAGGACTAGTGACATAATAGCAGAAGTGTTATCCTCATCAAAGTCAATAGTGAAATCTGACAAAGAATGTGTCTCCTGGCTGGAGTGTGACTTCTCTACGAAATCGCCCACAGGGAGACCGGACTCATCAATAGTAGGATACGGATGCACAAAAGCAGCACTATGCTTCAAGGAGCCGTCTCCACCCTGGCGGGAACAGCTATTGCCTCCCCCATGTATACATTTACGTAACATATTACCTTTTCTTTCTAGCGGCGATGCGACTTCTATAGTAGTTGGGTAGTTCATCCAAGAAGGGTATACCATCGTCGATGCCTAAGTACACATCTTCGCCTCTCAGATTTGCCCACATTTTAGTCATTTTGAGGAAACTCAACGTGAAGTCGTCGGAGGCTTCTACCTCCTCTTTGTCGTAGTTCCACCAGCAGGAGCCCATAATTTCGGACTTTTGTCCTCCATGTGAGATTAACTCTATTTCGTGCCCTATCTTATCTTTTTTGTCTTTAGCCATTAGCTAGACCCCTTTCTTTTGGCTTGCAGTTTATCGAACTTCTCCTGCATCTGGTTACCCTGTGCCTCTAGAGCTTTTACCTTGCCCTGCAGCTGGGCTTTTCTCTCTGAGGGAACACCTCTCTTCATCCTCTTTAGATCCCTTTTAGCGTCCTTCAACATCTTTCCATGATGAGACAGGGCCACCTCAAAGCCACGCAACTGCTTACTGGATTCAATAGAAGCAGCGGGTGATTGTACGAGGGGAGTATTCCACCAACTTTCGTGAGTTCCAGAAGGTGCATTTGGATCCATAGATTCTTCGGTCTGGAGATTGATAGGCCCTTTGTCTCGGAGAGCTTGAACAGCGGCGGCCAGCTTATTAGGAGCAGGGGCCTGAGTTACCTGCTTGGTTGCGGGTTGCGAACCAAAGGGAGATGGAGCAGTGCCGGTGTTGAGGCTAATGTTTAGCGGAGGCTTCTTACCTCCCGCAAGGTCAGCTATCTTCTTATCTAGAGTCTTGTAAAGCTCTTCCATTCCTGGAGGAACAAACGCACCAACTACGCGCACTTTATCTGCCGCCATTTTGTCCCCGGCCCTAGACACGGTCTGCCGCTTCTGCAAATTCAGGATATCTAGCGCGGGGGGAATGCGCGCTATTGCTGCATCTATGTCTTTCCTAACTTCAACAGGCTGGTCGTAAAATGGCCGTGCCCTAAGCTCTTCCATTTCCTCCAGCAACTGGTCTTTCTCTGCCACAATCTTATCCAGATCAGCTACCATCTCATTTTCAATGGCCGTCCTACTTAGGCTAACTGCTTCTTGTATTGTCTTAGCATCTTTTGCTGCTTCTGGAGTCATGAGATATTGATGAGAACGCGCAAACTTCTCGTATTCAAAATGGCCTCCGACATTTCTTTCATTATCTCCCTGTTTCCTGCCACCGCGATCGGTAAGAGTGTTCATGAAAATGCCTTCCTCTTGGAATCGTTTAGCAGTTTCATGCTCGGGGTGGGACGGATCTGCAACTCTATCATCAATCCAGCCTATGGCGAAGGCTTCAAATTTGGTGTTGCCATCTGTGATGAAGGTAGTCGGATCGTCATACCTTGTGTTTACCATACCAACGTAGTTCTCGATCCCGCCGCCGTCTAGGGTGCCACCAAGATACTCGTAAGGAAGCTCTTCAAACTCATCCTGCACATCTAGCAAGTAGTGGGACCTAAGAAAACTCTGAGCAGCTCGCCAGGGAGTGACATGTTCCGAAAGAGAACCCAAAAGTTGGTTAAAAGTGGTATTCTCGATCTTAGTACGCATTGCATCGGTTACGCGGACTTTCATGCCGTTCTTATTCATTCCCATATGGAAATGGTTTCTATACCCGACCATGCCTCTAGCAAAAGTAAACCCGTGGTCAATGGCATACCCGTTGCCTTCTCCATCAAACAGCATATTGCCCCAATGACGATCGGTGTTGCACGAAATGATGTCGGCGCAAGCCGCCTCTTCCATGTCCGCTCTGGTCTTCTCAGGATTCGGTGATCTCTTTAGCATAAACTTGATGAAGGCTGATATTGGCGTCTTAGGGTTCTTTTCCTTGCCCGAATCGATGGCCGCCTTATACAAATCAACGGCAGCATCGGTTTTGTAAACCCAGGCTTGAGCACTCTTTTTTGTGTTATCTTCTACTCTGTATGTGGTAGTAGGACACGTTCCTGTGGTTCCCATGTTATTAGGCGAACCATAAACCTCATGGATGACACAACCGCCTACCTCATTTGCGGAGGAATGAGGGTACCCCGGCAATGGGGGCTTCACTAAGCCGGATCCATTATCCTCAAGGTCTATCTTATCCACCTGTACAACCGCAGAACTAATACCTGCAGAGGACTTACCCTCAGTAACCTCTGTGATATCCTTACGACGGATAACATTACCGGAAGAGAGGTCTTGGTGTTGTTGCGTCTTGTTATGGGGCTTCCACTCCTCGATGTTGCTCAACTGCTGAGTAATCCTCTCCGCCTCCACTGCAGGGTCTTCCTGCTCTTGCTCCTCTACGCTACCTGGGTAGTCCTTGTACTGCCTGTGCTTCTCCATTTCCCCTCCACCACGCTCATGCCTTTTAGCGCCGTGGCCGCCATGATCGCGGCAGGATGTTCCTCCTCCATAAGGACAATCCTCATATTTATCCTCAGCCTTTGGCTCTGACCCTGGTTTTACGGGCTGAGAGGTCTTCGCTGCAGGACCACTTTCCCAGGCGGGAGCTGCTGCATCAGCTATGGTTTGTCCGGATGGGGGGCGTCCCTCGCGGCCTGGTTCAGGAACGCCTTTGAGACTCCCAATCTTAGGAGGTTCATTACTTTGAGCACTTGGAGGACCCTTAGGCGTGATTGTAGCGGACATAGTGCCCTTGTCAACAGCCTTACTGATCTGGTTCTTGTAGCGTAGCTCGTCGTTGACCCGCAGCCTACCGTTCTCCCATGCCATTCCTGGTGGAACATACGTTAACTCGCAGTAGCAGTTGGGGTGCGCAGGAGGCAGCACAGGCTTCCAACCGAGGTGGAGCCCGCCCTTGCGAGAGTGGTTGACTCCCTCATCAGAGTTGCTTCCCTGGCCTACTAGGTCGGACAGCTTGAATATTCTAGGGTTGCCCGTGTCTGTGGTGTAGAGGTTGCGGCAGTCGTCACAGGCTTCTCTATTTGGGACAACGCTTACGACTGACTCTATTCCATCGGAGGAGGCGTAGATATCTACCTTATTGGCGATAGCCATCGCTACACCACGGGTCTTGGCTCTGTGCATCTCCGAGACCATGAGCTTCTTTAGGCTGGAAGTAAGGTCTCTTCCCAGAGCGTTGCCCACAGTGGAAGCAAGCTCCTTTCGGGACTTCTTCTCTGCCAGGGCTATGGCGATCTCGTCTTCCAGGATCTGCTTCACGGTAGCATCCGTCAGAAGCTCCTGGGTAGCTCTGTTCACACGCGCAGAAGCCCCAGCTGCTGCGTCGTCGGCAAGGGCCTGTATACGACGAGAGGTGTGGAGCTTCGCTTCTCTCAGTGCTAGTTGCTCAGCATTAGAGAACTTTCTCTTCTGGAGCCTCGATAGCTTGTCTAGTGTTAAATCTTTATAATCGGACTTCTTGCCGGTCGCACTGGTGCGGCCCAGGATGAAAGACCTCTCTACGAGCCCTACCTCATCCCCCAAAGATAGCCTACCGTAGTCCTTCAGCTCGGCTAGCTCCTCTTTTGAGACTAGCTCTTTACCAAGTAACTTTACGGTCAGCCAATTTATATGGATGCGCAGAAGCCTGCGCAATGACGCTAACCGATTGTCCATTGTATATTATTTTACTTTGCTTTCAACCAGGACTTAACAATCTCATCCGCGTCAATGTCATCTTGCTCCATCTGAGCTGAGACTGACTTGGTGGACTTGTCGATCTTGTCCTCGCCTAGATATAGTGACTCATCGTAGCCGGTTGGTTCTACGGCGCTTGGACGATTCATGCTGTGGAGAGAACCATCAGCAGTGCGCTGACGTTCCATAGCATTTGCTGCTTTGATAACATAAGCATCATCTCCCTCTTTGAAAAGGGGGTTGGGGTCACTTTTTCGCAATGGCTTTGGGGAATCTTTATATGATGGCATATTACTTTCTCACTAGAAACAATTTGATCTCGTCCAGGTGGACGGATAGATTTAATTGGCTTACTCCTGGGGTAAATAAGGATACTACTCCAACGAGGTTTCCGTACATTGAGATTACGGGGCCACCAGAGTTGCCCTCAAATACTGGGGTCTGGTGCTGGAAGAACTTCCTTGGCTCTCCTCCGAAGAAACCTACCATTCTCATGGCATTTGACACAATATCAACCGTATAGGTCCAGAGAGCGCTGTTAGGGTGTCCTACGATGTATACCTGTTCTCCAACGTAAGGGGCACGCTTTCCTAAAGAGAAAACCGTATGATTTGGCAGCCGGGACTTTTCACTCTTTACTATTCTCAATAAGGCTAGGTCTGCATCTTTGAACATCTTGACCACATGAAACTCAGTCCACTTTCTTCCTTCGAAAGTGCCAAGAGTGTCCGCGTAGTCGGAGTAGGTAGCAACCCTAATCCTATCCCCAATCTCAGTCACACAGTGATTTGCCGTAAGAACCTCATACTGGCTAACAAAGGAACCAGTACAAAAAGCCCACTGCTCTCCTTCTTTATCAAAGAAGTTTATAGGAGCTACGAGAGCCACAGTAGCGCTAGAAGAGTGGCCTACTTGTTCTCCCGGAATAACGGGGCTAGGAACATACTTACAACTACAAAGAACAAGAACTATAAAAAGGAGGAACGGTCTCACATACGGCCTTTCACTCCCCTTTAAACAACTCAGATACTGCTAACTTTAGACTATCCAGCATTTCATCAATAGAGCCGCCTGCTTCCGCAAGCAACGCTTTCTCTGCTGGGTTATTTGGGACAAACCTACCATCCACCTGCTGCTGCTTAGCCAAATGGTTAAGCCCCTTACTGACGAGCATAAGCTCCTCAGAGGATAGATTTGTTTTGACCTTCATTACGAGCGGGTCTGATTACGACCTGGAGCAGAGTTACCACCACGGCCAGCGTTGTAGTTAAGCTCTTCCTGAAGATGACGAGCTACTATCTGTCTGATAGCATGCATCTCTTCAACAGTGATCCTCAACTGAACTGCTGCAACAGTCGATGTGATTGCACTGTCAACCTCGGTAAACACCTCAGGGAAAAGAATGCTAAGGCAGACCTTTTCCTCAGAGTTGAGCTGGTCAACTCCACCACCGTCCTTAGAACGGTGAAGTGCATCGATTACCTTGGCGGCAGAGTACTTGAGATCAAGACGGCCATCCATGTAACGACGGAAGAACTCGTTGCCGTTTACACGACCTACTGGGGTTCGATAGTTTTGGGTTGGTACAGAGATACGAGCAATGGTCTGATCTTCACTGAAATCAGTTGCGCCCTTTCTCTGGCCTGCTAGTCCTTCTTGGGACTTCAACAGCTCATCGTTCTGTGGAACGAAGCGGACTGGTTTTCTGGGAAGATTATTCGACATCTGTATCTCCTAAGTATATTCTCATGCTTTTAGCCGTCTTATCACCGCTTAGCAAGCTTCTCTTCTTTTTGTCGCTAGCTTCACTAGTGACTTTATTAGATTGTTGACTTCTAGTCTTCTGGGAGGAACTCTCTTGTTCTTCCTTCAGTTTAGCTTTGAGGCGCTCCTTGCCGGAAGGCTTAGTGCCCTTCTTGCCACCTTGAACTTTGCCCGCGCCTTTTTGCTTGGCATCACGAGCACGGGAAAGGTACTCGTTGTAGTCTGCCTGGGAGCGGAAGTAACGGTACTGGGGAGAACCATCCTTCTCGGTGCCAGTCTGGACACGAGCCACGTAGGTTCCGCCCTGATGCTCTCCGGTCTGCTCTTTGCTCTTACGGAGAAACCCGAGCTTATCTTCATCTATGTATAAACGCTTTTTCATCTTTCACGCTCCGAAAGTGGTTTGGCCTCTTCAGGGCCTGCGGGGGCAGTCTTGTACTCATGGTCCCCACACGGCTTAGGTGCAATGTAGCCTGGGGTCTCAACACGACGCACAGGAACTACTGGGGGCTCGTAGGAAGGGCGAAGCTGCTCTTTGGTGATACCAATGTTAAGCTTCTCCTTAGAGAGGTCTTGTGTAGCAAAAGGACCTTCTGGTGCCTGCGTACCTGCCGATACGCCTACCTTGTAGGCAGCGTTCATACGTGCGCGGCGGCTAAGCCCTAAAACGGCCATAGCTTTGAGGGCCTTCGTAATCTCAACCAAACTTTTAGTAGCTTCCATATCAGATTCCATTACCTTTAGCTTTTTGTAGTAGTCAGCATGCTCGGTGAGGTGGTCCTTAGCAACTTCTTTTGCCACTGCACGATCCTTAGTGTGTTCTTCTAGTTCAACCTTAATTCCAGCTTTTAGCTGTTCCGGGTCAAAATCGGAATCGGGGCGGTTGTCACCTTCCCCGCCCTTAAGCTTCTCTGCCTTCCGAATAGAAGAGATACCTTCAGAGGAGGCGGGACTAGGGCGGGAACCCCCACTATCCTTATTGGTAGGGGAAGTACTAACCTTCGAGAGGGGCTTTGGCTTTATGGGTTTAAACGCGGGCATTTAGAATAGACTCCATTAGAAGTATATCACTTATTCTCATACTTTTCGAGGACTTAGATAGAGATTCGGTCTACCGGGGATATTACTATCAACAATAGACTTCTTCAGGTACAGCTTATCAGACTTGATGAGCTTACCCTTCTTCTTTTCTAGTTCTTTCTTAAACTCGTCCATTGTCATTTCTTTCATATCACCGAAGAACCTGGCATCATCAAAATGCTGTGTATAAGCATGTTTGGCGCTATCAGCGTCTGGGAAACCTAGCATTACCTTTTGTTCATCTACCTGTTCGAACTCAAACCTCTTGAGCTGGGTGATAACGAAAACCTTATCGGAATCCTTCTCTGGTCCCAGGTAGACATCTACTTCGTCCCCATCGAGCCCCAATGTACCCCTAACATATCCATAGGGGTATAACTGCTTGGTAGTTCCGTGCTCGTCTGCATCCGAGTCGTACCAATGCCTGTTCGAGCCAGCCCTATTCTCAATAGAGATAGGAAGACCATGAAAGGTCGTCCTGTAGGCTAGCTTATGTTTCATCCGATGCTGTCTTTCCAGTCATCCAAATCGTTTAGGTCAATCTCCAAGTATTTTCCGTCAGCTTGTGGCAAGACAAGGGACTTTCCGAAGGAGTCGCTGTACTGCGGGGCGTTAACCTCGTCCTCAGGCTCTCCCATTCCTTCTCCGCCGCCTTCTTCTCCACCAGCGGCACCTTCCTGGGCAGCCTGCTGAGCCTCCATCTGGGCCTTCTGCTGCTCCATCTGCTGCTTCTGTTGCTCCTCGGCTACCCTCTGCTGCATGGCCTGTAGGTAGGCTGGGTTCATAGGAATGTCCCCGTGCTCCAGGTCAGGAAGGTCATCAGAGCGACGAACCTCGTTCAGGGTGAGGTAGGACGAAACCTGCTCGGTACGAAGCGTATGCTTCTCCTGCTCGGTAAGCTCCTCAAGTCCTGCAAAGTCGAATACGAAGTGGTCATCAATCTGGCTGATGATGTTCTCGTTGATCTGCTTCGCAATGAAACGAAGGAGAGGCTTCAAGCCTCGGTCACGAGATGCCTTGAGCTTCCATTCCTGGGAAGACTCAAACAAAGGAGTCTGCTGTACGCCGCCCTTGAGATCGAAGTTAATCTCAGCTGGGTCGATGAGGAACACACCACAGGTGATCTTGATTAGATACTCCAACCACGAACCGTATTCCATGTCCTTGTTGGTTGGGTTCAGGTCGAGCCACTCAACGCCCTGCTCCGACTGAAGGATAGGTGTTCTCCAGGAGTTGTCCACGCCCTCAAGGTTGGCTCTCCACTGACGGCGGAAACCTTCCAACTGGTCGGGGGTCATGGAGTCGCCCTTGAAGTTCAGGATGCCCTTAGGAGCAGAACCCTGACTGAAGAAGCGACGGTTGTATTCCTCTGCGTAGAGGTGAGCGGTAACAGTAGTTACAAGCTGCTCAAGCTCTCCATAGCCGTAGCCCTGGATGTAGATGTCGGTACGTGGGTTGCGTACACCGAACATAAGCTCTTTGCGAGTATATACGTTCTCAATCTGTCCATTGATGATCTGGACGAAGTCTGCCTTCTTATCGAACTTAGTGCCCTCGTATAGCTTCAAAGCGCGGTATGGGTGGCGGTTGGGCTCTGCATCCAGCTCAGCCAGCATACGTCCGCTATAGTTCTGAGAGCGACCCTTCCAGTACTCGTTAGGACCGTATGGGGTGTCTACAGCGGCAATACG